CCCGCGTCTCGAACGTGGCCTCGTCGAGCTCGGCCTTGTCGGTCAGCGGGATCTCGCCGGCCGTGGCCTCGCGCACGATGCGGTCGACCGTGGTCGCCGGCAGCGTGCTGTTGGACTCGGCGACGTGCTTGCGGGCGAACTTCTCCGCCTCGACGCGAGCGTTGGACTCGGCGAGCTTGCGCTCGGCCTTGTCTGCCCGCTCCTTCTCGGCCTTCGCTTCCGCCTCTGCAGCGTCCGCCCGGCCGGCCTTCTCGAGCAGCTCGGTGTGTGCCGACTCCTCGATCTGGATCTTTGCCATGGTGTCCTCCTTGGACTCCTCGGTTGGGGTTGGCCCGGCCGGGACGACCGGGACGTATGTGGTGGAGGCGCGGACCTCGAGGCGCGCTCCGGTGAGGGCGTTGGGCACGCCCTCGTCGTCGGTGGAGTACGACTGCTGGTAGGTGCCGGCGTCGTCTCCTGACTCGATGTCGAAGTAGGCGAGCTCGTCGTCGAAGTCGCGGAGCCAGACCCAGACCTTGTCGGCGGAGTACTCGTCGCGGACGAGGGTCGACAGGACCTCGCGCTTGTCGTTGACGGTGGCTTCGGACACGCCGCGGGCGACGGCCTTGGCGTTGACGCGGTCGGGGCTTGCGGACTCGAGGAGGTCGAGGATGGATCCGCCTCGGCCGGCGTGGGTGACGAAGTCGACGGACTTGCCCTCGACCAGGCGAGTGACGACGATGCCGGCGTCGGTCTCGTCGACCTCGGCGGCGGCGACGATCGAGGTGCCGATCGCCTTCATGAACACCGGGTCGGTGAGCAGGGGCTTGTACGGGCCGACGATCTCGGCCTCGGCGACGAGCTTGCCCAGGTCGTCGTTCCAGACGGCGTCGGTCTCGAACACGGCGCCGAGGGTGAGGACGTCGCGCTCGGGGCGTTCCTCGCGCTCGGTGAGCGTGGGGTGGTTGAAGTACATGTGGGTGCCGGCGGGGAAGACCTTGTCCTCGCCGGCGGCCTCGAGTACTTCCTGCGAGTAGAACCCCGAGGAGCCCTGACCGGGGGAGATGACGCCGATGAGGAGCTTGCCCGGCTTGCCCTCGATCGCGGTGGCGTCAACCGCGGTTGTGGTCTCGGTGATGAGCTGTGTCTTGGACATGGTCAATGGCCTCCCGGCTGGGTAGGTTGGGGTGATGGGCGTGGACGACGAGAACGAAGGCCACGCCGACGGTGAGTGCCTCGAGCACGTGTGGCAGTTCCGCGGTGCGGTGCTCGCAGGGGAGCCGATGCGGGAGTACGAGTGCGCTCGGCCAGGCTGTGACGCCGTGACCGTGAAGGGTCGATCGACGATCCGCTAGGACGCGAGCAGGCTCACGGGTGTGGGCACGTACGAGTCGCGCCACCCGTCCGTGGTCCGGCGCATCGACAGCTGGTCCCACGGCGTCCCGTTGCGGAGCGCGGCCAGGCGTCCGGGGCCCATGATCTCCAGCTGCTTGTCTGGCGCCAGGGACCAGAATGTGGTCTCGGGGTCGGGGATCAGGTCGGCCGGCTCGGCGATGTTGAACCCGAGCTCCTTCCACGTGCGGACCTTCGGGAGCCTCGCGCAGCGGCCGTTCTGGTGGTCGAACGGGCCCGGCTCGTCGAGGCCGTGGAACGACCCGGACTGTGCCCAGCACGACGGGCAGGTGCGCTCGTCGAGCGCGGCCTGCCAGATCCACCCGGACAGCAGGTGCGTGTTGTCGAACTGCACCGCGGCCTCACCGGATCGGTGGGCGTCGAGCATCTCCGTACGCGCGATCGTCAGCGCCCGGGTGAGGCCACCGTTGAAGCGGCCCTCGACGCGGCGCAGCATCGTTGACGCCGCGGTAGCGGGGTTCTCGCCCAGTGCGACACCGCGGACGAGCGCGTTCTTCATCGCGTCGACGGCGTCGTCGGCGAGGGGCTTCGTGTACGAGTGGATGGCGCCGGTGACGCGTTCGACGATCGCGTCCAGGGCGTCGGTGTCGACCCGGTTGAACGTCAGTCCGGCGCCGGCGGTCCCGGCGTTGGGCAGCTGGGAGTCGATGAGGCGGCGCTGCCAGTCGTTCTCGGCGTCCATGATCTTGCGGGTCGTCTCGGACACCAGGACGCCCTCGAGCTCGCCGAGCTTGATGATCTCGGCGTGGGTGTGCTCGAGCGCGGCGAGGACCTGGGAGGCGCGGCGGATCGTGCGGGCGGAGGGCCAGCGGTTGTTCTTGCTGCCGGCGATGAGGGCGTTGATGGTGTTGCGCCACTCGAAGTCGATCTCGTCCCAGGCGCGGGCCCAGGCTTCGACGAGGGTGCGGGTGGCGTCGTCGAGGTGGCCGGTGATGGTCACGCGGATCTCGTTGGAGATCCTGATGGTGTAGCGGTCGATCGCCATCAGGTCAGGGCGGCGGCGGGGTTTTCGCCGCGGCGGAACGCGTTGACGGCGACCTGTCCGGCGGTGAACTCCGGGTCGATGTAGTTGCCGTCTTCGTCCTGCATCTCGGCGAGCTTCTCGTCGATGTCGTCCTCGTCCATCGCCTCGAGGACCCAGCGGGCGATGAGGAGCGGGTCGATGCGGACGTTGAGGTTGTCCGCGGTCTCGATGGCCTTCATGAGGGTCTCGAGCGAGATCTTCTCCAGCTTGGGCCACGAGAAGTCCAGGGTGCGGTCGAGGTCGCCGCGCAGGGTGATGACCTCGCGGCCGTACTCGTCGGTCTTGACCGTGCCCTTGAGCGGGCCCTTGGGCGCCTTGACGGCCTGGTCGATGACGTAGTCGTACAGCTCGCGGTCCTTGTCGGTCCACAGCTCGCGGCGCAGGTTCATCTCGTTGACGGTCGGCTTGTCGAGGGTCTCGGCGACGGCGCGTGCGCCGGTCTGGCCGGGATCGCCGAGGAGCATCGTGACGGGCACGCCGAGCGCGGCCGCGACCATGGTGGCCAGGGGCTTGCCGGACTCGGAGTCGATCGTGGCCCCGGTCTTCGGGATGGCCTCGATCTCGGACCCGGCACCGGACGCGATCGCGCCGGCGTTGGATCCACCAGGTGCGGGCAGCACGGCCAGAGCCTCACGCAGGGCAGCGGACGCGGCCTTCTGGGTGCGGTTGTTCTTCGACGACACACGCCACGCGATGCGCGACAGCGACTTCGTGAGCTTGGCCCAGTCCTCGAGGAACTCCTTGAACGCACGCGCCCACGCGATCGCGGCGTACGTGTCGCCGATCCCGTACAGCCAGCCGTCGAGCCGGTTGACCGCGATGTGCTGGACCGGCTGGTCCCACATGACCTCGATGCCGTCGATGGTCTTCATCCGGGCGGTGGGCTTGAACCCGAGCGCCGGGTAGAGCAGCTCCTTGGACTCGAACGTGGGGCGGGTGATGCCGGCGTACCGTTCGCCGGCCTTGTTCACGGTGAAGCGGCGCAGGTAGAACCAGGGCTCGTCTCGGTCCTCGGGGTTGGTGATGATCTGCACGACCTCGGTCGGGTCGATCGTGCGGACCCGGACGCGCCCGGTCAGCGGCGACGTCGGAAGGGCGCGGAAGATGTTGCCGTCGGTGCCGAGTGTCTTCTCCTGCTCCTCGCGCGCCTGGCTCGACGAGAACGAGGTCTTGTTGTCGTCGTCGAACTTCTGGATGACCTCGTTGACTGCGTCGTCGCGGCCGGAGACCTGGCGACCCTCACCCCAGATGTAGCCGGTGCGGATCGCGACACCGCGCTTGATGAGCGGGTTCTGCACGACCATGATCCGGCACAGCGCGGCCGCGCGCCGGCGACCGGAGGGGGAGAACTCCTCTGCGGCGTTCTCGGACAGCGACTGCCAGCCCGGCTCGGCCAACGCCTGCTGCACGTCGGCAAGGGACTCGTGGAGCAGCTCGTTCTCGGCGAGGGCCTGGACGAGGTTCACCTGCAGCTGCTGCATCGGCTCGAGTTCGGTGGCGTCGGTCATGAGCTCACCACCTCCCGGGGCTAGTACTGGCTGATGGACGCGCCGTCGTCGACGTCGTCGTACAGGTCGGTGTCGTCGAACTGGTCTTCGTCGGTGAACAGGGGCTGGATGAGGAGCCGGTTCACTGCTTGTGTGGTCGTGTCGACCTGGTCGTCGTTCGCGCCGTTGGGGAAGTCGGCGTGCTCGTCGACGAACCCGCCGACCCAGGCGGCGAGCGATGGGTCAGGGATCCAGAGGTTCCCGGCTTGGTGGAACGGGGAGATCGCGTGCGCTCGGGATTCCTTGGACCCTTGCGGCTCCTCGGGCACGATGCCGGGGATCGTTTTGCGGAGCGTCGCGATGACGGCGGGGCCGTTGGCCTTGTCCTCGACGAGCTTGAGGAGCGCCTGCGGCCACTTCGTGATCTGGGCCTTCAGTGCGAGGCACGACTCGGGGAAGTCCATGCGCCGGCGTACGAGGTCGAGGAGGTAGGCGTTAGGGCCGCGGCGCATCCACACGGCGCCGACGACGTAGTCCGAGTCGGTGGTGTCCTTGAACGCCATGTCCCACGAGAGCATCATCTCGTCGACGTCGGGGACGAAGCAGGACCCGTCGCCGCGGTCGAGGTGCATCGGCTGGTCGTAGTACTGCCACCAGCCGCGCTTGAGGATGGCACCGGACTGGCGGGTCGGGCGGCCTTGGTACAGCGAGGCCCAGGTCCGTGATCCCTTGCTCAGCTTGACGGCTTCCCATTGGGCGATGGACCGCGGCTGCTTGGTGCGCTCGTCGCGGCGGGCCGACTGCATGTACTCGCCTGGCTTGCGGCCGAGGACGTCGGTCTCGCCGTCCTCGGGCCGATGGTCAGCCTGGGCGGGGATGTTCAGGACGCGCCAGATCTTGCCGTCTGGTGCGGCGAGTAGGCGGCCGGCGAGGTCGTCGGTGTGCCACCTGGTGAGGATCACGATCACTGGGGCGCCGGGCGCGAGGCGGGTAGAGCCGACGTCGGTCCACCAGTCCCACCTGGAGTCGCGGAAGACGATCGAGTCGGCTTCCTTGCGGTCCTTGATGGGGTCATCGATGATCAGCACGTCCGCTGAGCGGCCGGTCAGACCCGAGCCGATGCCCACACTGAGCACGCCGCCACGGTGGCCCTTGAGCTGCCACTCCTTCGCGGCACCATTGTCAGCCGCGATCGACATGTCGAGATCAGGGTTCGCGGTGATGGTGTCGCGGATCGCGCGACCGTTGCGGTTCGCGAGGGCCTGGCTGTACGACGCGGTGACGATGCGGAGCTCGGGCCGATTCGACAGCAGCCAGATCGGGAAGTCTTTCGCGACCCGGGTCGACTTGCCCTCCTGCGGGGGCATGGTGATGATGAGCCGGCCGTCGGACTGGTTGATGACCTCGATGAGCGCTTCGTCGATCTTCTGCAGCGCCGGCGTGTTGATCGTTGATGGGTCGAGCTTGGCTGCGAGCTCGCCCGGTGTGTTGGCGTGGCGTTGAAGCGCGACCTCGAACTGGCGTGCTGCGGTTTCCCACTCGATTGCCGTCATGAGGGTCACCTCGCAGCGGTCAGGTGGTCAGCCGGAGGGCCTGAAACGACGGGAGCCACTGTGCCCGGAAGTGGGCATAGTGGTTCCGCTGAGAATTACAGCACCTCAATGCAAGTTCTTGCAACACGTCCGATCAGGTCGGCGTGTCGGCCGGCTCGGCATCCTTGCCGTGGAACTGCGTGTCCGGCCCGTAGTAGGGCGGCTTCGCGACGCACACGTACTCGCCGTCCTCGTCGTACGCAACGCCCTGCGTCGCCTCGTGATCGGGGCATTCGCAGCAGCTGCACTCGTGGGCGCCCTCGTGGCCGCGAGGGAACTGGCATGCGTGGCTGCCCCAGTTCACGTCGCACCTGGTGTCGGCTGTCGTGGTCATCCTGCCTTCTTCCGTGGTGTGGAGATCGTACGCTTCCCCCGCTTGCGCTTCTTGGCCTTCGCCTTGGCCTCCCGCAGCTGCGCCCGGACCTCCGCGGCCGCGACCTGGGCGCGGTACTCGGGCACCTTCGCCTCGACCTGCGCGACGTCGTACCGGAAGATCCCGAACTCGTCACGCCCACGCTTCGCGACCCTGCCCATCGACCCCCACGCCCGGATCGTGGTGGCCGGTACGCCGGTCTTCCACTCGAGCTCACGTGCGGTCAGCGAGCGGGCGGAGCGGATGTACTCGGTGCCGACGGCGTGGCGGTACTGGTCGTCGGTGTAACGCCGGCGGCAGCGCAGGCATTGCCAGGTGTCGCGGAGTCCGCCTTGGTCGCACTTCTGGTGCTCAAGCGCGATCTTGGGGTAGGCCCAGCAAAGGGCGTGGAGGTTGAACCGGGGCTCCTCGAACGCCTTGGCCAGGTCGTCGGCGAGGCGTCGGTGCTTGCAGGCGCGTGGCTTGGAGGAGATCTGCACGAGTGCGGTGCCGCAGTGGACGCAGGGTGCGCCGGGCTGGTTGCGTACGCCGTCGCCGAGGACTTCCTCGAGGTGGTAGCGCAGGGCTGCGAGTTCTTCGGCGAAGTCGGCGATGGGCGGGTCGTGGCGTTGTGCCATCAACGTGAGGTGGTCGGCCAGGTAGTCGATGGCGTGCTTGAGGTGGGGGCGGCGTTGGGTGGGTGAGCCGAGGGTGTCGCGCCAGGCGTCTTCCCATTGGACGAGGACGAGCATGGGGGTGTCGGCGTCGCCGTCCCATTCGTCCTGCTTGTGGGAGGCGTCGACGCTGTAGCCGAGGCAGCCGAGGCAGTCGGGGTCCTTGCAGGTGGGTTTGTGGCCTTCGGCGTACCAGGCGCGGGAGTGGGCCGTGGTCGTCGACGGCGCGACCATGACGGTCGCTTCGCCGCCGGGGATCGGCGCGGCCGCGAGCCGCAGGCTGTTGCCCTCGCGGGCGTGGCGACGCAGCTGCAGACACAGGGCGGGGAGGGCCTTGAGGTCCTCGCGGATGCCGGCGACGCATTCGGGGCAGGTGATGGGGTGGGTGTCGTCGGTGTGGTGGACGCCGCAGACGGCGCAGTGGTTGTCGGGGCAGGGGGCGCATCCGCGGCAGGTGTTGGTGTCGCAGGTGGGTTGGTCGAATTGGTCGACTTGGTGCCATCCGTTGAGGAGGCGTGGGTTGGTGTGTCCGTTGAAGCGGCAGACGGTCACGTGTGGGGCTCCTCCTGGTGTTCGTCGCGAGGCCAGGTCAGCCCCGTGTCACTGTCTTCGTGGTCGTCGTGCGGGCCGACCCGGCTGCAGCGGATCCAGTAGCTGTCGACCTGGTCGGGGGTGAATCGCTCCCACGAGTGGATCTCGGCGTCGCACGGTTCGGACGAGATGCGCTTGGCCTCCTTGATCGCGGCGAGGCCGGCGGTCAGGGCGATGCGCACCATGCGGCGGGCCTCGTCCTTGTCGGCCGCGTCGTCGGACCAGTCGATGCCGAGCTCGCCGGCCATGGCTTCGGCGGCGGCTTCGACTGCGACGTCGGGGATCTCGGTGGTCATCGGTCCTCCTGGTGTAGCTGGCGCAGGTTGTTGGCGATCGCGTGGCCGAGGTCGCGGGCGGCCATGCCGGCGCGGGCGATGAGGCGGGTCTGCTCGAGCACGGTCGGCGCCTGGATGGACGGCACCGTCGGGTTCGGCAGCGAATCCGGTCGAGGCGGCGGGGTCGGCCGGGGTGTCGGCCGTGACGCTGCGTGGATCCCGGTCGTGTGGCGTACGAGGTCGTCCCGGTGGTGCTGCTTGGCGACGAAGTCCCACGGTGCGGTTGTGCCGTCGACGAGGCCGCTCATCGTCGACCCTTGTAGGCGGTCGGGATCCAGCGGGCGAGGTCGCCGACGTCGACGCCGAGCGCGTCCGCGACTGCCTGCAGGAGGCGGGTGTCTGGTGCTCCCGGCTCGCCTCTGTCAGCGAAGGCCCTGAGCTCGGACTCCAGCGTCGGGACGTTGTGCGCTGCAGCTGGCCCACACGGCGGCTGGCCAGGCTCGCGGTTCTCGGTCGGTGTGTAGCCGCCCGTGCGGGGTGCGACCCAGGTGCCGCGCTTGCCGAGCCGATCGGCGCGCCGGGGCTCGAGGTCCTCGACGGAGTACTCGAAGTCGTCGAGGGCCTTCTCGGTGATGTGGATCGTGGGGTTGACGCCGAGCATATCGGGGACCTTGAGGCGCCAGGTCTCACTACATCCGTCGATGGTGCAGTGGCGGATGTACTCGGCCGCGCTGCGGCCGGGCTCGTGCTCGAACTCGGACCACGCGTGACCGGCGCCGGGACAACCATCACGAAGGCAGAAGTCCTCGGCGAACTGAACGTTGCGGGAGCTGGCGTTGGCCATGGCGTGGCCGAAGATCCAGCAGGTCCACGGGATCGGGTGGATGTGCTTGCGGCTCATGCTCGTGTCCGTTCGGCGAGCTGCACGACCTCGACCGGCCACGGTGAGGGCGCGCACAGGTGGTTGATGCGCTCGCGGATCGGGTCGCCACCACGGGTCAGGCGGTGCCCGGCGGGGTCGGTGACGTACGCGGTGTACTCGATCGAGTACTCGTGTCGGACGATCGACTCCGATGTGACGACGGTGGCGTCGTCGATGCCGTGGTGGTTGAACCAGCCGCGAAGTGCGTGCCAGGCGTCGGGGTTGGCGACGAGCTGGTTGAGGCTCGTGATTTGGAGCGTGTCGGTGGTGACTTCCACGGCGGGCACGGGGTGGGTGTCGTGCTTGAGGTGGCGGGCGTGGACGCCGGTCATGTAGCGATCGAGCAGCTTCTCCGCGTTCTCCCCGGTCCTATCCAGGACGGCGGCCATGGCGGGGCCGAGGACGGCAGCGCGTCGCCGCAAATAGGCGCCGCAACCGCGACAGGTCATGTAGGGCAGTACGTCGTTCGTGGTGGTCATGGGTGGGTCTCCTTCGGGGTGGTGTGCAGGAACGTCGCGTACGTGACCGCGTT